CGTTGCCATAGCCATCTGGACCAAAAATCCGGAAGGGTTCAGGGATGTAGTCTAAGAACCATTTCGCCGCTTCAAAATCGCCCAATCTATAGTAATGATTGTGCAATAGATAAAGACGTCGGAATGACACGTTGCCGCGAAGGAAAGCAGGCCGAACAGAAAACCCCAAGAACCAATCCTGACCGCAGCTCTCACGAAAAGGACCGTCCCAGAAACTCTTCTTAGTGTTAACACTAAGACCGAGATCTCTGAAGACAGAACTCAATGTGGAGACGGCGTCAGACGGGACGATGATATCGTCACCGTAAGTGGAAACCGGACCGACCAAACCTAAGTAGTCACACACAGCCTCGCTCAAAGCGTGGAATGTGATAGACTCAACAGGGAAGGTCGTACCGTTACCCATGCCGGCATACGCACTCATATGAAAGGTAAAACCGTCATATGAAGTATAACCGGATCGGATGCTCATAAGAAGCTCAAACCATTCACATGGCCAGAGATGCTCAATGAGTCCGAGGGAAAGTGAACCACTTGCATTGGATAGGTCAACAGTTGCTATACTGTTTGTTATAGATCCGACTCTGGCCAGCTCCCCATTACGGGACTGGTCAGAGAGATCGATACCTGATCGCTTACACATTAACCGGAGATAGTCGCCGTAGCCGTTCTGAACAAATTTGTTCAAATCGGGTTCGACGGTTATTATCCGGTCTGTAGAAGCGTCCTTGGGGACGAAGTCCAATCTTGAACGATGAACCGTACAAAGAAAGGAGTCACTAAACCCACTATTCTCACTAAGGAAGGATAGCAGACCAGGGACAGTTTGAAGGATCTCGCCAAGAAGCGGATCACTTGCAAGCTCTTCACTGCAATGATTCAGATTCGCTATTAGACTGCGAATTTCAGAATCTTTCTTCTTTGTGCTCGTCGAAGCACCACCCGGGCTAAATCGGTACCGTACCTGAGAAGGATACGGTACGGGACCAACAATCTTGCAGATTTTTCGCTGTGCAGCATGAAGTATGCTCTCAACGGCGGGGCGAAATTGGAATTCACCGCGCTTCCAAAGATTGAAGATCCCGTTAGTCTCACGACAACCGATTTCACCCGCAAGGAATTTCTTCACCGCAGAAAGTCGTGGCTCGGAATTGAGAGGGAGGCAAGGTAGCTTCTTAAGAAGGCCTATACCCCCAGCAAAATTTCGATAAACTTCAGGGTCAGTGAAGACGGAGGGGTCTGACTCCAGAAGACTATCAAAACAGCGCTTATCAATAAGCGTTGAGTAGATATCTTCTGAACCCATCCTCGCAAAGAACTTCTTTGCGATTTCCGATGCGAATTCGACAGTGGTCTCATCGCTGGTTTCCTCATCCCACGTTTTCATAGAAAACATATCTAACCTCTCTTTAAAGAAGGAAAGGGACGCAAAGATCGTGCCGACGGTTACGTCGGGGCGACCAGAGCGTCGAAAAGATCGGGAAGGACACCGGTCGCGGCCGCTGCAACAGAAGTGGTAACATTGTTACCGATGTTGACGGCGATCTGACGACTCAGGCGACGACCGGCAATGCTGCCGCGCTCGTGGAAGTGACCATAGATACCAGTGGTATCGATGTAGGCCACCTTCGGAGCGGCGGTATAGCCGGCGGAATTGCTGCCACTGACGGATTCCATCACGGGGACTTCGACGCGAAAGTCCACATTCCACACACCACTACGGCGCGACTTCGAAAGACGCGCAGTAGCTGTGACTTGGGCGTACGTGGGCAGACTAGCAATCTGCTCACGCCACACAGCCACGATTGCGCCAGTCTTCGGGTCTTTCGACACGTCGACGGGCACAAGGGTATGTTGAATGGGGGTTGCGGCGCCGTCAAAGACGACGATATTGGCGATGTTAGCCATTTTGACTCCAGTTTAAGAAGTGAAGTGTACACACCCCAACGTCATTTTCCCTGTAATCCAAGGAAAGCACGACGGAGGGATGGTCCTTTTTGAGTGATTAAAGCAATCGACTCAAGTGTGTGGGT